CGGGATGGGAAAAAGAAAAGAGGATAATAACAAAGTCTGGTAAGTGGTCAATAAGAGAAACACTTGCATTTCTTGGGAAGTGCAATGTTGTTGTTGGTCCTGAAACCGGTGTGCTAAATGCTGCCTCTACTTTGAATTGTCACAAAACTGTTATGCTTTCCCATTCTTCGGAAGAGAATCTTTCAAAGCATTGGAAAAACACAACAACGTTGGAGCCAAGCAATTATGAGAATTTCTGCTTTCCATGCCATAAGATACATTTTGGATTTAAAACTTGCAACAGAGATAAAGAGACAGGTGGCGCAATGTGTGCAGTGAATATAAAACCAGACACAGTAGTGTCAGATATATCGAGAAATCTTAGATGAGTACATATTTAGTTTTGTGCCAAGATATGGCCAGAGATATAGGAATACCAGGAACTGGTCCATCTGCTGTAGATGCTACCACCCTTTCTGAAGAGGAAAATGCCGTTGTAAGATATATAGCTAATGCTGATTTAGATATTCAAAGCAGATGGTTCAACTGGGATTTTCTTTGGACTGAAGCTAATATATCTGCTATTGCTGGAACATCTACATTGACTTCATCTAATACTGGATTTCCAAGTGCGTTGGGTAATTGGAAATTAGATTCAGCTGTATGGAATAAGTCTGCTGATACTTACCAGGTTTTGGAGTACATGGAGTGGGATAAGTATAGGTATGAATACAAGTATGGAACTATTGCGTCTGATACTCCAGAGGTATTCACGATAAAGCCAGATAATAATATTGACTTATATCCTACCCCTGACGCAACTACTGCAATATCTTTTGAATACTTTGCTACACCAACGGCTCTTGCTGCAGATGCCGATGTATCTGCAATACCGCCAAGGTTTCATAAGATAATTATAGCTAGAGCTAAAATATATTATGCAGAAAATGAGGACGCTCCAGAAATTTTATCAGGAGCACTAACAGAATTTGAGGATCTTCTTGACAAATTGGAAGCTGATCAGCTACCATCACAGAAGAATAGAAGGTTTTCTAAAGTACAGGATTTATATAATTATACGGTAGTGCCAGAATGACTAAGTTAAGGCAGAGGCAGTTACCACCAAGCAGTCTTCAATCTAACTACTTCCCTTTTGAGGGAGGTTTAAATATTGTTGATCCTGCCTTGTCTTTAAATCCTGGTGAACTTGTGGCGTCAAAGAATTTTGAGATTGATATTCGTGGACGCTACAGAAGAATGGATGGCTACGAAAGGTTTGATGGCCAAACGTTGCCATCGGCAATTGTATATTATAGGATTCCATTTACAATTGGTACTGCTAGAGATTCAGTATTTAATAACGCATTTAGTACTGCATTTGATATGCAGATTCCATCTAAGGGTGATTTGGTAAAGGGAGAAACAAGCGGAGCTGTAGGATCAATACTTCAGGTTAATATGGAGGATCTTACTGGGGATGATTCGTCAGGTTCTTTTTCCAACTCAAATGGTGAGGGATATGTATACTTTACTATTGTAAGCGGAACTCTTCAAGACGGAGAAACTATGTTTTTTCTAAACAAGGATAGCGCATTTGGCGCTGCATTTAACGTGGAGTATGGATAATGGGAACACCAACGGCATTAAGGAAAACAAGGGCAGTCCTGGCCGGTACTAGTTTTGCCGATAATACTACTGGGGCCATTACGGCCCAACTGGTTAGGCAATTTGTAGAATCTGGGATGGGCGGCTATGCTTGTATCAATAACGCCGCCGGGGACGGTACTCCTGCAACGCAGACGATAACTGACTCAACAACAGAGACAATAGATTGGTCAGCGGGATCATCGGGTTCTGATGTTGTGGATGATACGGGTACTGTAACTGCTACAACTGTAGGAACGGACGCAACTTACACAACCGATCAGATAAGAATTTACGATAAAGGATTTTTTGCAATTAATTGTAGCTTGTCTCTAAGGCAGGTAGCCGCCGCAACCAATATAATTTGGAAGGCTATGATATCAACAGATAATACTGGAGGTACAACGACCGATTTACCAGCACTGAAAGCCTTTCAATATATAGGTAATGCAACTGATGTCGGTACTTTTAATATGTCTGGAATAATTGATACGACTGGACATACTACTTACACAGATGTATATGCACGAATTGCTCACGATCAAACCGCTGGAAGCGGCCAAGGCATTCAACTTTGGTATGGACAATTGATGGTATATAGGGTAGGATAATGGGGGTTTATGCCAGCTCCTTATCTTATGGTCCACCAGTATTAAGAGACGCATCTGTAGATGCATCGCTTGTTACTGAGCTTAGACAAGCTATTGAGGACCAAAGAAGTCTTATTGGTATAGTACCTGGAGAGGGCAATGTTAATGGTATATGGGTGTATAGTGGAGATACCTATTCATTTAGAAATAAGTCAGGAGGAGCATCTGCTGGAATGTATAAGGGTACATCCACTGGTTGGTCTGAAGTAGACTTAGGACAGGCATTAAACTTTGATGGAACTACAGATGCTGGTGAGCCAACTCCAGGTGATACTGGAACAGCTACCACCATAGAGGGTGCAG